CGACGAGGCAGAGATAGAAATGCCAAGTGGTCCGCAAGTAAGCGAAGAATAATGCCAATTGACCTGACAGACGCTAGGGAAGCCATCAGAGATGGGTTCAAGTCACGAACCATCTCTTGTTGTTCGAGGTATGCCACAGCGCGGCGCGTGATGGGTGTACCTTTCCCGGGGCCATTCAGTTTTAAGTACCACCCATGGGCCAGAGAAGTCCACGACTCCAAAGCCTCGATGAATGTCGCGATGAAGGCGGCACAAACGGGGTTGACAGAAGTATGTATCAACCGAGCCTTTTACACACTCGACATGCTGCGTCGGGATGTATTGTACGTTCTGCCAACAACTGTCAATGCTGGAGCCTTCTCCAAAGGCCGATTTGGCCCGGCGTTAACACACAGCGCGTACCTGAAACGCCTGTTCACCAACACAAACTCAGAGAAACTGAAACAGACGCACCATGGTACGATCTTGTACATCCGTGGGAGTCGCGGCGACTCAAACTTAAAGTCGATCCCAGTCTCTGACTTGTACCTTGATGAAGTCGATGAAATGGACCAGAAGCAAATCTGGTTGGCATTTGAACGACTCTCAGGGCAACTTGACAAAACGATCTTTGCAATCTCCACACCCACCGTCCCAGAGAACGGGGTGAGTTTGTTGTACGACGAGAGCAGTCAAGAGCACTTCATGTTCACGTGCCCCTGCTGTTCGAAGTTGACCGAACTGGTTTGGCCTGACTGCATGGAGATTATCGGCGAGAGTGTGAGTGACCCGCGATGTCACGAATCATTCTTGAAGTGCAAGGAGTGTGGTGGCCGGCTTGAACAAGCCGACAAAATCAACTTCCTTGCCAAGGCGAAGTGGGTCCCCACCAACCCTAACGCCAACATGGACAACCGAGGGTTTCATATCAACCAACTGTACAGTTCAACTGTGACCCCAGGTGAGATCGTCATTGCCTACCTTCGAGGGATGGGTGATGAGGGTGCCGAAGCCGAGTTTCACAAGTCGAAACTTGGAAGGCCCTACGTACCAGAGGGTGGCCAGATTCTGGACGAGCAGGTTGATAACTGCGTTCGAGGGCATTCCAAGAACGAGACACCGCCACTCGAAATGGAAGGCCCGAGGCGGATGATTACGATGGGCGTTGACCAAGGAAACTGGTTACATACGGTCATTATTGAGTGGTTCTTCGAGGACTTTGGACCTGACTTGAACGCCGTAGCCATCGGTAAACTCCTATGGTTCGGAAAGTTTAATGTGCAAGCCGACAATGGGTGGGGCCAGTTACGCCAGATGATGCGAACATGGCAAGTTCTGCATTGTGTTGTGGACGCCGATCCGAACACGAACGATGCTCGCCAGTTTGCAAGGGGCTTTCCAGGGTACGTGTCCCTTTGTCGATATCGACGAGGTGTACCTCAGAAAGAAGTCTCCGTCGCCGAGATGGATGAAATGCGAACACCGATCGTGACCGTCGATCGAACCAGTTGGCTCGATGTGGCCCTGGGTCGGTACAAGACGCCAGAGCCACGGATGCTCCTACCGAGAGACATCAACATTGAATTACGGGACCACCTGAAGTGCCTCGTCCGCACATACAAGAAGGACGAGAACGACAACCCGGTTGCAACGTACATGAAGCCTGGTAACCGAGCGGATCACTATGCTCATGCGTTGAATTATGGTGAGATCGCGTTGCCGTTCGCTGCAAGTTATGTCAGGGGAACTGACATTCGAACATTCCTGTGAGAATCAGAGGATAACAATGCCAACCAATTTATCTCAGAAACGAAGGATCATCGATGCCCGATATCCTTCTTATTTCTCTGACCAAACTTCATGGGAGAAGTGGCGGTACACCTACCGTGGTGGTGACGAGTTCATTGAGAAGTACATGACCATGATCGATCGGCAGGAAGACCCGAACGACTTCAAGGCTCGAAAAGACATGTCGCCGGCCCCGACCTTTGCCAAGGCGGCTGTGAACGACATTCGAAATAGCATCTTTCAGCGTATGCGTGACATTGTTCGTCGAGATGGTAGTCAGTCCTACCACCGCGCGGCAGCGGGCTTGGACAACGGCGTAGACCTACGCGGAAGCACGATGAATCAGTTCTTCGGAAAGGACGTCTTGACGGAACTTCTCGTCATGGGTCGATGTGGACTCTATGTCGACAGTCCTACTGTTGAGCGATTGGATGGTGCTCTTCCTTCGCTGGCTGACATCCAGGCTGTTAACTTCCGTCCTTACATCTACCTGTATCAGATTGAAGACATTCTGTCGTGGCGGCTATCCAAACCGGACGAACCCAGCGAGTTTCAAGCCCTTCTCCTTCGTGACACCGGGCTCGATTTCGACGACACCACTTTGTTGCCGATTCAGACCTTCGAACGGTACCGACTCTTGTGGATTGACCCCACTGATGGACTGGTTCGAATGCAGTTCTTCAACGACGAGGGCGCCAAGATTGATATGAGTGGGAACGAAGTCATTGATCCCATTGTCTTGAATCTGAACCGTATCCCGTTTGTTATGCCGGACATTGGCGACAGTCTACTCCGCGATGTGTACCGTCATCAGATCGCTCTGATGAACCTTGAGTCGCGTGACGTCGCGTTCGCATACAAGGTCAACTTCCCGTTCTTTTCACAGCAAGAAGACCTGAGGGCTGTCGGCGACCACCTGAAACACAATGTCAACCCGGATGGGACCGCCGAAGCGGGTGGGCAACACACACACTTGAAAGAGGTTCGTGTCGGACTCGATCACGGACTCAAGTATGACTTGAATGCGGAACGGCCGGCATTCATCAACCCATCCAGCGAGACTCTTCTGGCGTCGATGGCCCTTCAGAAAGAAATGAAGGAAGATATCCGCCGCCTCGTGAATCTAGCCGTTGTGAATACAGCGGGACCGCGACAGTCGGCCGAGTCCAAGTCATTCGACAACCAAGGGCTAGAAGCCGGTCTTTCGTATATCGGCTTAGTGCTTGAGAACGCCGAACAACGCATAGCCGACTATTGGGCGAGTTACGAGAACGTCGAAGTCGCTGCTCGCCGGATCGCTGTGGTGAAGTACCCTGATCGGTATGCGCTCCGCAGTGATGAGGAACGTATCAGCGAAGCCAGTGGCCTTGTTGAACTTATCAAACAGACACCGTCATCCACGGCTCGGAAAGAATTGTGGAAGACAATCATCACTATCTTGCTTGGCGGGCGTATCAGTGTTGAAGACATGAATGAAATATTTCGTGAGATTGACAATGCCGCCTTTACTACCAGCGATCCCGACGTCATCTTTGAGGCCCTGGAGCGAGGAGCCGTTGGCGAAGTCACAGCCAACCTTGCCCTTGGATTCACTGGGCAAGAAGAAGTCAACAAGGCACAGGCGGATCACGCAGCAAGATTGGCGAGGATCGCGGAAGCCCAGAGCAGTGACGATGATGATGGGGATGAGAACCTCGCGGCTCGTGGCTTGAAAGACTTTGATGATGGTAGCGGTGGCGCGCGGAGTGAACGGGAAGAGGCCACGAATCCCGACTTGCAAGCCGATCGTAAGAAGCGTGTTCGTGGTCGCGGTAAGAGAACAAAGGGCGATAAATAATGGCGATCAATGAAACCCACTATGGAACTCTTGCCGAAGCCGAAGACTATTTCTCAACGCGTCTTCATGAACATGCGTGGACAGAGGCCATTCCGACTGATCGGACCAAGGCACTGATTGCCGCCACAAGAATCATTGACTATTTGAACTTCAAGGGTGACAAGGCCACGGTCTGGACCCTAATCAACGTTACAAACTCGTGCACTACGTGCAGTTCTGAGGGTGCCCTTGATGAAGGGTGTATTACCATTGCGGAGTTACAAGCCGCCAGCCTCGCACAACCGCTCGCTTTTCCACGAGGACAAGACACATCAGTCCCCGAAGACATCCGACGGGCCTGTTACGAAATCGCTCATTCACTATTGGATGGCGTAGATGCAGAAATCGAATTGGAGAACCTCGGACTATCAAGTATGGGTATCGCGTCCGCGCGAGCCACGTACAACCGAAGTCAAATGCCGATCGAGCATCTCATTAACATGGTTCCCAACGCGACAGCGTGGAGAATACTCAAACCTTTCATTCGAGACAACGACGCAATCAAGTTGCGACGTATCTCCTAACTACCGCGCCCATTTATACCTGCTAAGGGCGGCAACGGGACCCGCAGGGTAAGAAGAGGAAGACATGTACCTGAATCCGATTGTTTCGCTTTATGGAGACGAAGACACCGACGATGCTGTGGCTGCTGCACAAGCCGCCTTGGCAAAGACCGCCGCTGACGCAGCCGCTGCCGCTGCCAACACCGATGACATCGGTAAGACATTCACACAGGATCAAGTGAATGAGTTTCTTCAGAAGCGACTTGCACAGGACCGCAAGAGTCGACAGGACGAGTTCAAGAAGTTGGAAACGGATTACAAGAACCTACTGGCTTCGAAGGGACTCACAGAGAGCGAACGAGACTCATTAACGACTCGGCTCGAAGAACTCCAGCGTGCAAATCGCACAAAGGAAGAGCAGGCCAAGATCGAGAAACGAGAACTCGAAGACAAATTCAAGCAACGCATTTTGGACCTGGAGACTCGCCTTGAAGAATCCGATTGCCGACGCTATTGAGCGACTCCAACAGCGGGTAGCGACTTCGATGGCGTTCTTTGATCCGCTCGATCGCCAGT